CTCGTGAAGCATTACACATTGCTGCATACTCACACTTAATTGAAACACTAGGTATGCCTGAATCAACTTACAATGAGTTTCTTGAATATCAAGAGATGAAGGATAAGCACGATTATGTTACCGAACTCAGTTCCAAAAATGGAACACTGGCTTCAACTGCAACCCACATCGCCGTGTTCAGTGCTTTCACTGAAGGGATGCAGTTGTTCTCCTCATTCATTATGTTATTGAACTTTCCTCGTCATGGCATGATGAAGGGAATGGGTCAAATTGTTACGTGGTCTATCGTTGATGAAACTATGCACTCAGAAAATATGATTCGTTTGTTTAAAGAATTCATTAAAGAAAATAATGAAATCTGGAATGATGAACTCAAAGGAAAGATTTATACCATTGCTGAAAAGATGGTTGAACTTGAAGACAAATTCATTGATCTTTGCTATCAAGGCGCAGAAATGCGTGAGTTGTCTGCAGAAGATGTTAAGAAATATATTCGTTACATTGCTGATCGTAGATTAATTAGTCTTGGTATGAAAGGTATATTTAAAGTTAAGAAGAATCCACTACCATGGGTTGAAGAAATGATTAACGCACCAGTACACGGAAACTTCTTTGAAAACCGAGTTACTGATTATGCAAAAGGTGCATTGTCTGGTTCATGGAATGATGTATGGGGTAAGGCAGCATGATAGTTAAACAATTTCAATGTAATCATTGTAATGCTGAAGGTAAGATTACTGTAAAGGGTGATGACTTTAATTTCGAAGATATTGTTCATTGCCCATTATGTGGTTCTGATATCTACGAAGAAGAAGGGTTTGACGAAGAAGACTAAATAGTCTTCATGACATGGACATATAATAATATAATAGTTGAAGAGTTACCCGAAGACTGCGTTGGCTTTGTTTATTTAATTACAAACAAAGCCAATCAACGCAAGTATATCGGTAAGAAATTAGCCAAGTTTGCTAAAACTACTTACAAAATGGTAACCCAAAAAAATGGTGTAAAGAAGAAGAAAAAGATACGTAGTAAAATTGACTCCGACTGGATTGAATACTATGGGTCAAGTATAGAACTAAATAAAGATGTTGAGGCTCTGGGTAAAGATAACTTTACCAGAGAAATTCTTTTTTATTGTAAATCAAAAGCTGAGTGTTCATATGTTGAAGCACGAGAGCAATTCGGGAGAAAAGTATTAGAATCGGAAGAATACTATAATGGACAGATATCTGTTCGTGTTCATGGTTCTCATATAAAAAGCAAACTATGACATATCTACTATTCGGAACAGCATTAGCATTATCTGCTTGTGCTGCTTATTATTCTATCATGGGATTAGTTGCGATTTTCGCAGCTGCAGCCATTCCTATTTTCATTATGGGAACATTACTCGAGATTTCCAAACTCGTAGTAGCATCTTGGATTTATCAAAATTGGAAAGAAGTGCCAAGGCTCATGAAGTATTACTTCACGTCAGCTTTGGTCATTTTAATGTTGTTAACTTCAATGGGTATCTTTGGTTATCTATCAAAGGCTCATCTGGATCAAGCAATACCAACTGGTGATGTGCAATCAAAACTTGCGCTAATAGATGAAAAGATTAAAACCGAAAAGGAGAATATCAATGCAAATCGTAAAGAACTTACTCAACTGGATGCACAAGTTGATCAAACCCTCAGCAGAACTACCGAAGCCAGTGGAGCAGATCGCTCCATCGTTATCCGAAGAGCCCAGCAAAAAGATAGAGCCAGAATCCTCAACGAAATCGGTACAGCGCAAACCAAGATCGCCAAGTACAACGAAGAACGTGCGCCAATCGCCAGCGAAGTCCGTAAAGTCGAAGCCGAAGTCGGTCCAATAAAATACATTGCAGCACTATTATATGGTGATAATCCAGAAGTTGATGTATTAGAAAAAGCAGTTCGTTGGGTTATCATTCTGATTGTTATGGTATTTGATCCACTAGCAGTCTTATTGTTAGTAGCTGCGAACTGGCAACAAAAACGCAATAGAGAAGAAACTACACCAAAAGAAGTTTTTATTGATGAAGGTGAATTACCAGATGCACCCGAAGAAATTAATAAAACAGAAATAAATGAACCAATTCAAGTTAATATAAACGATGAAATCCCAGTCTGGGAAGAAATGCGTATTAGTATTAAACCTGAAGAACATCCAGTTGAACAAACTATTGTTGGTTATTCTCCAGCGCAAGTTACTGATGAAGAATTAAATATCACTGTTGAAGATGGTAAAGACTGGGAACCAAATCTATATAATCGTTTAGAAAAACGTGATGAGACACTACCTCAAAAAACCCAATCATTTCTAAATAAAGCCAAAGAAGTTTTCTCAAGCATTGGCGTTAAAACCATCGAAAAAGAAGTAGAAGAACTGCAAGACAAAAAACCTAAATAGTTGATAAGAATAACTATAATGGGTTTTACAAATGGCAGAAACTACAGTAGAAGCGAAACCACTTTCTCGTTCTGAGAGAGAAGCGCAAATAAAAGACAAAGCTGGGCTAGTAATCTGTATTCTTGCAGCATTACTTGCCATAAACACATTGGTTGGTGGTTCTAATTCTAGCAAAATCCTAAACAACACAATCGAAGCCAATAATACTTGGGCATTCTATCAAGCCAAGTCAATTAAACAGACTTTGGCTGAACAATCACTTGATGATGCTAAATTTCGTAGTGATAAATCTAAAGTTGATTACCTACAGAAGAAAATTGATAGATATGAATCCGATCCTAAAACAGGAGAGGGAAAAGTAGAATTGATGGCAAAGGCGAGAAAACTCGAAGCTGATCGAGCAGAAGCCAAAAATCGTAGTCCGTTTTATACATACGCTGGTAGTTTATTTCAAATTGCTATCGTTTTGTTAACTGCTTCTATCCTCGCAGTTAACAACAGAATGTTTCATGCTAGTATTGGTGTTGGTGTGTTTGGTGCATTATTGATGTCACAAGCACTTTGGTTATGGATACCGTTCACCCTATAATTTTGTTGAACATCTTTGTTATGAAAACCAAATCATTCTTAGATGGATCCATTAACACTCTTTGCTTTAGCGAATGGGGCAGTCTCGGCTGTCAAGGCAGGGTGTAAACTTTATAAAGACATTAAAGGCGCAGCTGGCGATGTCAAAGAAGTTCTCAAGGATCTCGATAATCAATTTCATAATGCGTATGAAGCCAAAGGTAAATCTCCTCCACCTGAAGCAAAGAAACAATTTATTGAAGAGAAAAATCGTGTAGTAGAATTAAATAAGAAAGCCAATGCTGAAGAGCATACTGGAATTTATCAAGAGATTGGTAACCACCTTGGCGCATATTATGATAACTACTACAAATGTATAGCAGTATTTGAAGAAGAAGAAAAACGTGCAAAAACACAAGTCTATACAGGTGAATCTAGTTTAGGTAAACGTGCTCTTCAACGTGTATTAATGAAAAAACAGTTAGAGCAAATGGGCACTGAATTGCGTGAGATAATGGTATATCAAAGCCCACCTGAACTTGGCGCACTTTATACTGAAGTTGAAGAGATGATGGAAGTTATGGGCAAACAGCAGAAGAGTCTTATCATTCAACAAATGAAGAGACATGCAATTGAAGAAAAGCGCAGAGCTGCAAGAAGAAAACAACTTAATGAGCAATGTTTATGGGGGATTGCTGTTATGGTTTGTGTTTTCTTTTTTTTCTTTATAATGATGTTAGTAGCAAAATCTCGCCAAGAAATGTACCCACAATATGGTAATGAGTTATTCCCAAAGACAGAAGAACAACGAAGAATAGAAGCAGAGCCCAAGCACTACGTAGGAAGATAACATAAATAGAAGAGCGGTAAGTCTAATAATAAAAATAAAAGGAAGACTAAAATGGCAGAAGAAAACAAACAGGATCAAAAAGGTGCATTTATTGAGAAGTTACTATTTGCACTATTACCATTATTAATCGGTAGCACTGGCTACTTAATTAGTGCATTGGGTGCAATTCAACACGATGTAACTATTCTTAATCAGAAAGTAAGTTTGGTTGTTACCACAGATAATAAGCAAGCAAGCAACAGTGGTGCTGAATTGGCTCGTGAAAAACTACGCCAAGATTTGGAAAAAGAAATTCAAAAGAATCGTGATACAATCTTTGAAAATCGCCAGCACATTGCGATTCTAGAAGATAGAATGGGTATTAGACAAAAACTTGGTCCAATAAAGTCAAGCGACCATTAAAATGCTCGATGGAGCTAAGACTGCTGCAACTACGCTAAAAGAAGCGCAGAAAATAGGTAAAGAACTGGGTTCTGTTGTTTCCGATCAACAAGCTGATATGGAAGCAACGATACAGAAAGAACATAA